TACTATAGAACAACAGAGAGAAGACTTTGGTTTTCAAGAGTACATCGTACCACAGATTACCCCTATCAACAACGAGTATGTACCTTATACAAAGTATAGATTTTCTAAGGTAGCAAGAAGAATTATATTAGAATCTCCTGCCCTAAGAAATGATTTACGTATGAGGTACTTGCCTTTATCTTAGAAATATGATATTAACTTTGTTAACAGAAAGGATGTTAGACATATGAATATAAACGACTACATAAAGAACCTAGACGTAGACATAGATTCTACAAAGAGAATGGATTGCCCTGTTTGTAATGGTAAAAATACTTTTACAGTTACAAATAATATGGGTAGGCTTTTGTGGAATTGCTATAAGGTTAGTTGTAATGTAGGTGGAAATGAAAGAATAAATATGACAGTCGAGCAAATCAAGAATAGAAATAAAAAACTAAATGATTCCGAAGAATTTGTTTTACCTGAGTATATTGTACCACCACCTGAAGATAGATTTAAAAATCCTATTTGGGGTTTATCGTGGAAAGAAAAGATATGGAAAGACTACTGCTTACACGATGTAAAGGAAGACAGGGCTGTGTTCCTAATAAAAGATAGTGAGAAGGGTGTAGTTGTGGATGCCGTAGGTGCTGCAACAACTAATCGCCTACCTAAATGGAAGAGGTATGGCAGTAGTAGACACCCTTTTGTAGCATGGAATGGTAAGGGGGGAGATGGTGGTGACAACAGTTGTGTGCTTGTAGAGGATTGTTATAGTGCTTGTACTGTAGCCAAGCATGGTATTACAGGGGTAGCATTGCTAGGTACAAGCCTGTTAGATGAGCATAAGAAATTCTTATGTTATAATTTTGATAAAGTTGTAGTGGCACTAGACCCTGATGCACTACAGAAAACATTGCAGATAAGAAAGGAGTTGCAAAGTTGGATACGTACTGCTAAGGTACTGCGATTAACAGATGACTTAAAGTACGAAGAGGAAATTGATATTAACAATTTGAAGGAGATGATATGGAATTAACACTATTAAGAAGTTTAATGGACAAGAAGTTTTATGATGACCATCGTGGGTCACGTTGTCCTAATAGACTATTCAGTAAGGATGCACAAAAGATAAAGACAACATTGGATAAAGCTATGGAGAGGTACAGTAGAACTGTTACTCCTGATGAAGTGGAAGCCTTGTTCTTAGCTAACAATCCAAGTATGACAACAGCACAGAAGGGTGCATATGGTGCGTTGTTTAGACAGATTAAAGGTGAAAAACCTATGGGTAAAGACGTAGCACAAGAAGTGTTGTCTAAATTATTCCAACAGATTATAGGTGAGGACATCGCTAACTTAGGTTTTGATTATGTGAATGGCTCACAAAGTTCATTAGAACCTTTGCGTAATATACTTGAACAATATGCAGATGACTTTACACCGACAATGAATATTGAGTGGGATGACATTAGTATTGAAACATTACTTGCTAAGAATGACCTTGAAGCTAGATGGACTTTTAATATTCCATCGCTATGCAGAAAGGTTGAGGGTATTAATGCAGGACACCTTGTTGAAATAGGTGCAAGACCGAACACAGGTAAGACTTCTTTCCATGCTAGTCTAGTGGCAGGTCCTGGAGGTTTTGCAGAGCAAGGTGCTAAATGTATCGTGCTATGTAACGAAGAAGGTTATCATAGAGTGGGTGCTAGATACCTAACATCAGGCACAGGTATGGATTTACATCAAGTAAAAGATAACCCTTCTCAAGCACACTCTATTTATTCTAGACTAAAAGAAAACATTCGTATTAAAGATACGACTATGAGTGATATGAATTGGGTTGAGTCAGCCGTTAAGTCTACAAAACCTGACATCGTTATACTTGATATGGGTGATAAGTTTGCTACCTATCAAGGCTTTGCTAGGGCAGATGAAGCACTAAAAGCCTGTGCTGTACACGCTAGACAAATAGCGAAACAGTATGACTGTGCTGTGTTATATATGTCACAGTTAAGTGCTGAAGCTGAAGGTAAGGTTGTACTGAATCAAAGTATGATGGAAGGTAGTAGAACAGGTAAGGCTGCTGAAGCAGACCTAATGATTTTAATTGCCAAGAATCCACAAGTGGAAGGGCAAGACGAAGAGGATGCACAAAGACACTTAAACATAGTAAAAAACAAACTGTCAGGTTGGCACGGAACTGTGCATTGCGAACTTGATTACAAACTAGCGAGGTACTCAGCATGAAAAACTTTAATAAACTACACCCACCTACTCTACAAGGATACCTTGAGAACAGGGCTAGGGTTACAATAAATGGTAAGAGAATGCGATTAGGAAATCCAAAGCATCCTTTTTATTCAACGTATATAAAGCAGGGAATGTGGAAAGCATTTGAAAAAATGGGCTTGACTAAAAAATCTAATGCTGATAAGTTATTAGAAATAAAATCGAATATGACTCACTCATTTAATGAGATAGTTGATGGTTATATATACATAATATCCAATCCTGCATGGAAAGGTTGGGTAAAGATAGGTATGGCAGTTGATGCAGAGGATAGATTAAAAGGGTATCAAACTTCTTCACCTCTTAGGGATTACAAGCTAGAGTTGGCTATTCCTGTAGATGATAGACGATTAGCTGAGAGTATGGCACATGAGAAAGTTAGTTGGATAGCCGAAGAAGAAAGATGCGAATGGTTTAAGATACCTTTGGATAGTGCAATTGAAATAGTAAGGAGTTTAAAAAATGAAATTAGTTCTTGATGTAGAAAATACTGTAGTAACTCGTGATGGTAAGTTACACTTAGACCCATTTGAACCTGACAATAGTTTGATAATGGTAGGTGCTTTAACTGAAGGTGGAGATGAATATCTATATAGAATGGATGGAGATGTTTCCTACTTTGAAGAGATACAGGAGTTACTAGACAGGACAACAGTTCTTATTGGACATAATATTGTTCACGATTTAATGTGGCTTTGGGAATCTAACTTTAAATATAGTGGTGCAGTATTTGATACTATGCTAGGTGAATATATTATACAACGTGGACAGAAGCAAGCCTTGTCACTTGAGATGTGTGCTGAGAGATATAATCTAGACACACAGAAACAGGACACATTAAAGGAATACTTTAAGCAAGGCAAGGGTGTAGATGAAATACCCCCGGATGAACTATCATCTTATTTAAGTAGTGACTTAAAGGCTACAAAGGAGTTATATAATGAAATTACTAATAAACTTTCTACCCAAGAATATAGTGGACTTACTGATACAGTCAGCCTTACTAATCGTGTTGCCCTTACTTTGGCTAATATATATCGAACTGGTTTTCGTGTGGATGTCGATACGTTAAATAAGGTACGTGATGAATTTACAAAAGAGAAGCAGGAGATTGAAACTTTCCTACAGAAAGAGGTGAAAGATTTTATGGGTGATACACCTCTTAATCTTAATAGCCCTGAGCAATTATCGTGGCTTATTTACAGTAGAAAACCTATAGATAAACAGCAATGGACTATTAATCTCTCTCCTCATATGTCTATAGAGGAATACAGGAGAGAGACAAAAGCACAGTCTAATATTTTATATAAGACTAAGGCAGAAAAGTGTCAAGAATGTGATGGGTATGGAAAGATACGTAAGGTACGAAAGGATGGCACACCTTATGCAAAAGAAAATAGATGTGTAAACTGTGGAGCAATGGGCTATTTATTTATACCAACAAATCAGGTAGCAGGTATGAAGTTTTCAGCACCTAATGCTAAGTGGATTTCTGCTCATGGTTGGAGTACCTCTAAAGGTAATTTAGAACTGCTCGTATCTATTGCGAAGCAAAAGGGTATGACTAAAGCCGAAACATTTTTATCTAAAGCTATAAGACTATCAGCTTTGGATAGTTATTTATCATCCTTTATAGATGGAATTACTACCAACTTAAAGGGAGATAACTTACTGCATGTAAGACTATTACAACATAGGACAGCAACAGGTAGATTTAGTGGTGCTGACCCTAACATGCAGAATATGCCTAGAGGTGGTACGTTTCCTGTTAAAAAGGTATTTGTGTCACGATGGGAAGGTGGCAAGATAATGGAAGCTGACTTTGCTCAATTAGAGTTTAGGACTGCAGCATATTTGTCACAAGATAAAACAGCAATGAAGGAGATTGAAGATGGGTTTGACGTACATAGCTATACTGCCAAGGTTATTACTGAGGGTGGTCAGAAAATTAGTAGGCAAGAAGCGAAAGCACATACCTTTGCACCCCTCTATGGGGCAACGGGATTTGGGAGGACACTTGCTGAAGCAACATATTATAGACAGTTCACGCAAAAGTACAAAGGCATCGCACTTTGGCATTCCAGATTGGCTAAGGAAGCTGTAGAAACACAGACTATAACTACCCCTTCAGGTAGGCAGTTTTCTTTTCCTTTTGTAGAACGCAGAGCAAATGGCTCAGTAACTTTCTTTACTCAAATAAAGAACTTTCCTGTTCAGTCATTTGCTACAGCAGATATTGTACCAATTACTTTACTGCATCTAGAAGAACAGTTGAGTAATTTACATTCCTGTATTGTAAATACTGTACATGATAGTATAGTAATTGATGTACACCCAAGCGAGATAGATAAGGTTGTACATATCATACAGCATACTAATGATAATTTAAAATCTTTAGTTGACAAACAGTTCAAAATAGATTTAAATGTACCATTAGTTTTAGAAGCCAAAATAGGTAATAATTGGCTTGACACGAAGGACATTGCCTGATATAACTAGATATTCAATATAGAAAGGAGTATATTATATGTTAAATAATACAATTGATACTAATAACTTTTCTGCTATGGCTCAACAGATGGGCATGGGAGCAGATATGACACAGAAGAAGCAAACAGCACAGCTTGCTCGTATGAAGATTTCACACTCACCTATTATGGGAGAGATTGAAGTCAAGGGTAAGAAGACTCAAGCTGCCATTGTTAATGGTGGTGTTTATAAGATAGATGACTTGGCTAATGATGCCACCTTCTACTCTGATGATGTAGCTATCAGACCTTTTGTACAGAGATTTATGTACAAAAAGTTTGTAAAGCCTGAAGCAGGTAAGGGTTTCTATGTTAAGACTGTTATGGCTGACAGCTTGAATGTTGATTTAAAAGACAACATGGGTGGCTTTAACTGTGGAAAACCTACAGGTTTTGTGAAGGACTATGCTTCACTCCCTGATAAAACTAAAGCACTCTTAAAGAGTATTAAGCGTGTAAGAGTTTTAATCGGTACAGTTACAGCTAAGAATGTAGTTGACCATGAAGGTACA